TCTTGATTGTATGGTTCTTGTCTAAAAACATTGTAAAGGTTTTCTGTGCTTTGCCAATTTGTATTGGCAATAGAATTTGGAGACTTATCCCATGGGTATGTGAGTTTATAATGTTCCTTTAGTGACTTTGGCATCGAATGAAGATCGGAAATACGGTCAAGGAACCCACCCCATTCCACATTTAGTGGTAATGCTTTTATCTGGGGTTGTCGATACAATGCAACCATATCTGGTGCGTGACTTGACTCTGACATCGTTTTGTATAACTTGTATCCATAACGAGTAAGTATATCATCACCGTCCACGGCAACCATGTAGTCTTCACCAGATTCAAGGAATAGTTTGATGACTGAGTTTTTACCCGTTGCAGGTGTGCCATCTGACTCTGTGATGTGGTGTTCATATCCACGTTCTTCGCACCATTTAGATGCAACCGCACCGTAATCGGGATCCAGAGAATTGATCACGACTACGGTTTCTCTTTGCGGTATAACTTCTTCAATCCATCCTAACCTCTCGATATCACGAGAGGTGAGTACGTACACCTTCATAACAAATCCTTGTAAGTTATTCTACTATTTTTTTGATCTTACTTAATAGAGAAGACTTCTTCTCACGTCTATCTAATTCAACACCATGCTCACGACCAACTGCTTCTAATTCAACTTTAGTCATTGCATCGAGATCAAGTGATGGTTCTTCAACTACCACTTCTTCTACTACTACTGGTGCAGGTTTTGGAGTAGGTGTAGGTTTTGCAACCTTACCATGGAATGCATCAATGTCTGCTTGTGCAAACTTACGTGATACAAACAACTCTCCACTGTCGGGATCTTCCCAACCTTTTTGTGTTGGCACTGCTTGTGCACACCAACCAGGCGCTTTAATTGCCATAATTATTCTCCGTCTAATGGTTTACCAGATAGAAGGGCACGAATAACTTCGAACTCTGCCATCTCTTTTTTCAACTTAGGTTCTTTCGGGGGGAGAACTTTCTCCATATCCTCATGATCCATCTTGTCAATTTTATGTTTAGCAATGAATTCCTTAGACTTAGGGGATTCTTTACTGTCAATCTTTTCTGGTTCAGTACCTGCTTTCATCTTCTCAAGAAGATCTTCGAGGTCTTTAATGAACTCAGCAGATGCTTCACCGATCTTAGAGATCTCTGGAGTATCGTCACCGTCATCTTTATTAGGTAACTTCTTCTTCTTCTTAGGATCTACTTTAGGTTTATCTTCAGTCTCACCATCTGCTTCAACTGAATCTGCTTCCTTATCATCCTTCTCTGCTTCGGTCTCACCTTCTTTTGCTTTGACCTTTTCGTTCTTAGCAGGTTTCTCTCCACCGTCTTTCTCGTTGTCGATTGCCTTGCGTCTCTTGTGCAGGAATTCGTCCGAAGAATCTACATCTCCATCATTATCGATGTCCTTGTCTTTACGATTCTTGAACTTCTTATCGTTTGCTTTATCATCGACAGGGTCTAACTTAGACTCACCACGGTTACGTGCTCCCGCTGCTTGTGCTTTAGTCATACCTTCATCGAGGTCTGCTGTTTCGGAGACCATTGACAAATATGCCTCCATTGTTTTCTTTATATCTGACATAGTTTAGGTCTCCTTAAAACCATAACATTTTTACGATGGCACCAATTATTGATGCTACACCGATAAATGTAACTTTATTTATAATGCCCACTGTATGAGCGTTGTCGTTCACCTTTGCTTCTATTGCGTCAAGTTTTAAACTAAACTTGTTCATACGCTCATAGGCATTCTGCGAATTCTTTTCCATTTGAAGTATCTTTTCTTCAGTACGTGCCAGACTTACCATCGCATCTGATAGTTTGTCTATTTTTTCTTCTATCCGACTAAGTCGTTGATCTGATAAGTCTGCCATTGGTTAATCTCGGTTATTGTTCTATTTATATTAATTGTCTACTTTAGCACTACCACGCCACTGATAACAACTCCAGTACCTTGCTTTGTGCTTTGGGCCTGGATTTGCACAGTCGTGTCGTGCTCTGAAAGATGCCCTACGTTTTGGGTCATCTCGTTTAATTGACATCTTCGGATCTCCGAAACGTACGACCACAACGTTACCTTGGTCGTTCTTCACATATACCTTGAACTTCTTATTAGGGTTCTCGGACGTGCGAATAGGATCATTAAGTTTCACCTTCTTACCTTGGTATTCTGACTCAGTTATCACTAAGTCCTCAAATAGATCATTGCATTCACAATGTGCATCTATCTCGTTGTAGTCGTTAAATTTTTTCATTCTTTTATAGTACCTTGTTCCATACTCGTTGAATTCTATTACGTTTCATCATGTGGGAGAACTTTCTCCAAATTCTATCAATCAATCTTTACTCCTGTATTACTTTTTCATTAATTTGAATGCTACGTTTGCCATGGCAGGGACAGTCATTTTATCCATCTTTGCCTTGTTGGTGTCGTTTATGGCATCATAGACTTTTACTACGGCAGATGCTGTAAACATATCTACCATTACACCGTTAATCTTCTTTGCTGATTTCTTTGCAACAATGTCACGCATTTGATCTACGTAAGATTGCTTACCCTCAGTGATCTCTACAGACTCATCAAACATCCCAGAGTCCTTCATCATCTTGAGTGCATCTTTCTTTGCTTTCTCAGCATTGTTCTTGTTGATTCTCTCAACTGCTTTCTTGATCAGTTTTAGACGTTTTGCTTTGTCCTTGGGATTCATTGCTTCGTCAACGTCACCGTATGTCTCGCATGGAGTCTTACCACATCCACAGTTTTGTTCTTTGACATCTTCACGTTTACTTTTCTGGTATGCGTTGTACTCTTTACGTCTTTCGGCATCCTTCTTCTTCTCAGCAGGAGTCATTTGAGATACAGGTTTACGTGCTTCTTCAATAAACTTGTCAACGTCAGTGCCTTCAAACATCTTTGCAAGACCTTTTGCATTGACGGTTTTGAATGAACCAAACTCATCGGTAACTCTAAATGACAACTTACTACCATCGAGTTTCATATCGACAGTATGTAATTTACCCTTCTTATCTCTAAGACCTTTTTTAATCTTAGGTGCTCTAATTTCATTAAACTTTTTCATGCAAGATCCTTATCGTGATTTAGGTTACCCTTTTTCTTCTTAACGATAAATGCGTTAACTCTTGCGTAACCCCATTGTTGAGGAGTGGTGCCAGGCCGATGTCCTGTTTTCCATGCGGCGACTCCACGGTTATAAACTTTTCTTAGTGTATCTACTGAGATACCAGATTTCTTAGACTTACCCGCAAGACCTTCTCCTTCCTTTTCTACGATATCGTAGTTGGAGTACCTTCCTTCTTCTAAGTATTTTTTAAAATTGATCATTTGGTTTCCCTATTTTTGTTTCTTGCACGTGCCAATCTTGCACGATCAAGAATACGGTCATGTTTCTTCTTATCTGCTTCCTTTTCACGAGAGATTTTATCTTGTGCAGTGGCAACGGCATCTTCACCTAATAAAGAATGAAGTGCTCTATCGTCCATGCCATTGTAAGTCTTAGCAATCTTTTGTGCATAGTACTGTGTACCATGTCTTAACTTACCACCATTCTCTTTCTTCTTACGAGCAATAAGATCCTTTAAAGTCTTTAATGCGTGTTGATACTGCTTCTTATTAGTAGTCAACGACTTTAACTTGTCTAACATTCTACCTTCTGTAGTGATTGTTTTAGATGATGACTTGAAGTTCTTCTTACGCATTATTGTTTTGTTAACAACTTCGAACTCGTCTTTGTTACGGTTGTAGTTAATAACTACGGGTAAATTAAGATCCATCTGCAAGTCTTTAATGACTGCTTCACTATCTGGATTCTGTCTAATGTTCTTTGCTTTGTTCTTGGCAATCTTCTTGAATACACGTTGCAGTTCTGCTACAGTAATAGCAGGTTTGTTACGGTCATCGTTCATACGATCCGCAAAGTGACGTGTGAATTCTATGTCAACTTTGAACTTTGCAAGTAATCTATCTGCAAACTTCTCAAGATCACTTAACTGCTTTGGAGATACGTCTTCGGTCTGGACACAATTAGGAACCATCTTGTTCCCTTTCTTCTTCATACCGACTTCTTTGTACCCATCCCAACAGTCTTCGTCATACATATCTTTGAATGCTTTAGTATATTTAGACGGTTTGGTCTTGGCAGTTTTGTCGCCTGGTGCAGGTTTATATGCAGATTCATCGTCATCTGCTTTCTTCCCATGCTTCTTGAAATGTGCGTCTCTCTTTACCTTAGTAGACTTCTCTAATCCTTTGTGGTATTTGGCAGGTTGGGTTCCTTTTCGGTCTTTGATATCTGCGTCTTGTCGTTCAACGAGTTCGACTGACTCCAACCATTTGCGTAGTCGAGTGCCGTCCGCACGTTCAACGATAACGTAATTTGATCCGAGTACACTGACCGTAACCAATTCATCACTTTCTTTGACAATGACTTCATCACCGACTGCATATAGTTCTCCTTGGATATACTGTTCTCTTGTTTCTGAAACAACAGGTAATGCAATGTGATTCTTAAATTGAGTCTCTTCCTTGAGACCCATACCTTTGCGGACATCATTGAACAATTTCCTTGTATCCTTGTCCGAGTAATTACGTGGCACACCTTGAGTGAATGACTGGTAGTCATTGTCATTGGCAAATGCACGTTGCTTAGATGCAGACATTCCTTCGACACCTTCAGCATCTGGATCTCTTTGACCTGCTGATATTACTTTGATTGATTTAAACTTGTAGAATCCGTGACGTGCTTTGACACCGTTGTACTTCTCAAGTAGAACAGTGAACTCACGTAGACGGTCATCACCAACAACCATACAGACCGAAGTATAACCTTGATCATATAGTTGAGCAGCGACATCAAACACATTCTTTATCTTGGGATCCATGATAACAGAACGTGCATGTTTCGGGTACATCTTACGGATGTGCTTAACCTTATCTTTATAAGATAACGGATCCTTCTTACCTGTCTTCTGAGACATGTAAACTTTATAATCGTACTTACCAGACTTCTTAGCAAGGTTATCCATAACCTTACCGTGTCCAATAGTCGGGGGATTCATGCGTCCAAAAGTGAAATATACTTCACCCTTTTCTTCACGTAGATATTGAGAGAAATTTTTGATAGTCACTACTTCTTTGCCCCACCAGATTTACGTTCTTTTTCATTCCTACGTACTTGGGGTAGTAGTTTACGTGCTAACTTATCGATCAGACCTTTTTTCTTTTCTAATCTCTTTTCGAGATCCATTCTACGGGCAAGGGATATATCTTTCTTATCCATACCCTTGGTCATCTTCTTGAGCACGGCATTACGTGCCGCTTTCTTAGCACGTTTCTTGAGGGTTTCGAGGTTTGCTGTTTTTCGCATGGCACGTTTTCTACCAAGAGCAATCTTGGATTTCAACTTCTTCATCTGTCTGCCACGTGCAAGACGTTGTTGCATAGACAATGCTTCGTCTTGTACTTCTTCGTTATCGATCTTCTTACGTCTGGATGCTTTGGATGCGAGTTCTTCGTCACCCGTCCCTGTGTAATCGACCGTATCGAAATCTTTAAATCTGAGTGGTTTCTTTTCCACTGTTTACCCCTTTGGTTTGCCCCATTTAATATATGATTAGGATTTGTCCCAACCTTTTAATATATCGGGTGAAAAGTTGTTGTATGAAAATTCCATACGATCAACAAGTTTCACCGCATCACCACCAAGTTTATCAATTGCCACATATCCTTCTTCGGATGTCACTTTAAAACCTTGTCGGGTCTTAACGAATGTGTCAATTTTCTTTAAACTGTTTAGTTTATTTATAAGTTTTAACTTTGCCAAAACTATTAATTTCTGCAATTCGAACATCTTTATTAGAGATGCTCGGTTTTGCGGACTAAAGAACTTTAAGATTTCGTCTCTTTTACCTTTTTGGGCGCTCTTGCCTTTTTCGGTTTTGCGGGAGTCGATTTCTTTTTGGTACTTGTCTTGGATCCAGTTGATGAGACCTTGGGCGTGCGCTTTCGAGTCGCCTGGGACTTGACCTTTGCGGACTTTGGTGTTGCCGTAGGTTTCGATGAGTCCTGCGAGGTCTTGGTCTCCTTCGAGAGTCCGAAGAGTTGATCCCGCAATCTGGTTAAATAGTTTACCAATTTTCGTAAGATATTCATTAATTTCTCCTGTTTCTTTTTCGGTCAATGTTGCGTCCACACTGCGGAGCATAGCATCCTGTGACCATACGTTCTTTGAACGTTTTAATTGTTTAACATTGACACCATAGGATGCTTTCATAGTTTCAAATGTTTTACCAGTATATGTAGTATGCCACACTATGCCGATTTTTGCAGAGGTTAATTCCTTTGCTTGTTCGACAGGTACAGCATATACAATGGTATTAGGGTGAAACGTAATATACTTCTTACCTTCAATTGTTTGTTTAGATAAGTCACCCTTCCCGAACAAAAAGTCACCTTGAATAACACCCTTGATTCCCAGAGAGGGAAGGTATTTCAATGCGTCTTTAAGTTTTGCATTAAGATCTCCTTTGGTATCGTCATCGATATCAGCAGGGGTCTTATATACTTTTGCGTTCTTGTTGAAGATACCTTTCTTAGCAACAAAGAACTTTCCGTCTGTGGGATCAGTACCGCAAAATATTGCAGGTGCCCCATCCCATTTCGTGGATAGTTTAGGTTTCCCTTTACCACCCAGTACATCACGCAACTCACGCAGTGCGTTGATTGCTTGACGTGTTCCGTTAACACCCCCATAGATGACCTTATCTTCGATATGGGTCATGTGAGTGTTCTTATTTTCTGTTATGTAGTTATTAAAATCTAACATTGTTTACCTTTTTAACATTATTCCACATTTTTTTGAACAACATAAGATCATCTCTTTTTCCACGATAAGAGGAATGGATATATGCACCATCTGATTTAGAGTACTCAAACAAAAATTTCTCTATTTTCCCATTTAGTGAAATGGACATCATAATCATGCTAATGTGTTTTCCTTTCCAAGTAAGTTTAGTAACGACATCATTTTTGCCATACTCAACAGAAATATTTTTCTTCTGAAAGTCTATCTGTTCCATAAATTCAGCAAATCTCATTTTCGCACCATGTTGAACATAGTTCCACTGCTACTTGTGTCAGTTGAAATCTTATATGCTCTGCCTAAATTTTTTGTTAGAAGTCTCTTGTACACTTTCTCTCTTCCCTGTAATACTTTCTTATTACCCTTTTCTTTACCTGCCGCTGCACTCATGTACTTGGGTTTTTCTTTTCGAACAAATTGATTGATAACATTAAAGACGGTTGCCAAGATACGCAATGCATCACCTTCACCTGTCATTGATTGTTTACCATTACGTTGGAAGTTAATCTCCCAATCGAGTTCATCATAGTCATCAATATGGTCATCACCTTCGATGTCTATGTTTAGTGTACCACCATCATCAAGTTTAACGGTAGCACGATACTCCTGCTTTCCACTTTTCTTTAACACAGCAGAATACGGGTTATTTAGAGATTCTATTAATTCGTTGAATGTCTTCATATTAGTTCGGATTCGGTTTGTAGTCACACATAATATGAGATGGATATAGTCCACCTTGCTTATTACGTATGTTGAATTTGAAGATGTATAGGGGGGTGATCACTTCGATGTCGATACGTTTAGCATCGCCTGGTTTTGGATACAGGATCTCAATACTTTTGATTGTAGATGACTTCTTCATACGTCCTGCTGTCATCTCATAGAACTCTACTTTCTTACCTTTACGGTGTACCATCCAGTAACCGTATCCAATACCTGTAAGTAGTAGACGTTGAAGTGCTTTCTTGTTTGCATTACGAGGACGTACTCGGAGTTTCTCTCCACGGGGGTTTTTCTTCTTTGGATCATACTTGTTGAAGATATCAATGATTCGATCTTCTTCGATACCAAACATATCCAGTAGTTTCTTACCGTCTTTGTTTGTAATCTTCCCTGCTTTGAACTCATCTCCTGTGAGAATAGTACGTACACCCGCATTAAAGAATGTTACAGTACCACCAAACTTTGCAGATAGAAAGAACTTACCCTTGTCGGTAATAACGGTTACATCTGTCACCTTATCACCAATCTTCAGATCACGTCCACCAATAACTGCTTTGGCATCACCAAACACTAACGGACGTTTGGTATTGGCAGTACCGTCCAGTTTGATGATAATGTTCTTGGCATCTTTCAAGAATTCGTTGTGCATCTTCTTGATCATGTTGGGGAACTTAAAGTTGGGTGAGTCTATACCTTCTGCTTTGTAGACTTCGAGATCCTTAACGATCTGGTGTTCGAACTCAAATCCTTTTGACTTAGTTCCACCACCACCACGTGAACCATTTCCTGCGGTTAGTTTGAAACCATACTTGGAACTAAGTGCAGGTAGATCTAAATCAATTGCAACTGCTCTTACAATCTTTAGACCTTTCTCATTGGATTTTGGGGATAGTGCTATAGGATCCTTGCCACCGATCTCTTTATACAAATCTTTCAATTTTGCTTTTTGTGCATCGTCAAGATGCTTAATCTTATCGATTGCATCTACAGATGTAGGAATAATGTCATATGCCATTTGTATAAACCTAAGTTAATATTTAAAATATAACACTATTTATACAAAAAGTGAAGTAGAATTTTCCTCTTCGTATTGTTTAATAGTGTCTCGTAATGGACGCACCCAGTTGTCACGGTGCTCAACAAACACTTGAGGATCCGCATTATCAACTGATATGATGGTAACCAATTGAGTAATCGGTTGACCAGTACGTTCTTCCCACATGATTGCGTAGGCAGACTCTTGCATGAAGTAGTTCTTGATCCAATCAAGTTTCTTTGGTTTCATGGAAGTCTTGAAGTCAATGATAGAACGTTTGCCATCAAAGTCTGCCACACAGTCAACACGACCTGCGACACCAAGATGGTTAGAGTACAATGGTGCTTCTTGAGCATACACATTACCGATACGATCATCCAGAATGTTCTGGACTGCCAGAAACGATTGAATGATATCGGGGGTGTACCCGTCTTTGAAGTTTGGATCATTGTCGATGTACTTCTCGATGATCTCGTGAACACGAGTACCACGTCCAGATGCACGGGTAGAGATTTGATTAGCAACCTCTTCACCGACACGTTTCCTCCATTTAGCAATGGAATCCCGTGATAGGATAGACAGTACAGTAGTGATTGAAGGTAGGTTCACACCTTCGGGTGTTTTGTATTTACGACCACTATCAGTAGTGACCGCATTCATTTCCTGTAACTCTACAGGTATGTGATTAAACATAATATAAGTTAGACTCCATGCGTCATGTGTTCATAGGCATCGGGACACGTATCAATCGGTTCACCGCACCCACAGGTTTCTTCTTCTTCTCTCGTTGGAGCACCAACGATTGCTCTGATTTGCTCCTCTGTGTATTTTTCCATAATTTATTTCCTCACTTTATACAACCATTATACTTGTTTTGAGATCAAATGTCAAGCGATTAATAAAGAAATTAAGTTCCTCACTATAAAGAATAGTCCTACAGCATTTATCATGATGAGTGCTCTATCTTTCCACATGATTGATACTATCAACCATCCAATGAGACCAGACAGACTCAACAGCATGTCCCACATCACCATACCCTCAACACCACGTACAGACATTGCACCCAGTACAAGGATTGATGCTACCCACTTCACATACCAATCGGCAGTGTATTTAGGGGTAGCAGACTTAAAAATCCTTTTAGAGTTTGCTATTTCTTCTTTTGTAAAATCTGGTGGCATTAGTGTACAATTATCCAATCTATTATTAATAAACCTATAACACTTGTATAGATCCCGTACAATGCGAATTGTATACGCACCATGGTTTTATCTATCTTATCGAAAGACTTTTCGATTCGGTCGAAAGTCTCAGTAATTTCTTTTTCCTTTTTGGTCATTCTTTTTCCTGCTTAATAGAATTAAATAAGTCCCATGTTGACCAGACTGCAAATACAATCGGGGCAACACCGAACGTTGCTATAATCATAATACCTAATATCGCATTATCCATTTCTTAGTTTCTCCATTCTCAATCTTGAGGCATTCCATTGTTCGAATGCCATCGGTTTCTTTGCTTCACCACATGCTAACTTGTGCTTCTTGAATTGTGCTTTGAGCAACTTCTTCTCGGCAGTACCCATAAAGGTACCGACTAACTCTAACACACATTGTCTGAAGGATCTACCATGGTGCATGTGACCAAGGCAGTGGGCAAGTTCGTGTAACAGTATGTATTTATGCATTCCAGTGACGGGACACAACGTAACAGTACTACCGTTAGTATAACCAGACATAGTCTTACTGGTGCGTTTCATTGCTACAATATTCGGAGTCGCATTGAAGATTCTACTGACATCGTCATCGACAGATTTCTGCCACAACTTAGACCACTTCTTGGTTTTGTAAATCTTCTTGGCATATTTCTGTGCATCTTCGATTCGATCAAAACTAACCTTCAAACCTTCGGTGTAGAGTTGACTCATAAACTGGTTCTCAGCATTATAAGTCTTTTGCCTCTCGGAGTCACGAAGGGTGTTACCACCCTTGTTTTGTTTCTCACGATGCTTAACTAAGTACTGATTGTACTTGTATTCGGGGGATCCCCAAACAGTGTTGGGGATTGTTAGTTCTGGATAACCTCTCATAGTGCTATCCATGCATACTTAGGTTCACGACAGAATTGTCCTATCTCATCGAACCCCAACAGGCAGAACCCGTTCAAAGGGTCAGTACCGTCTTCGTACTCAACTAACTCGAATCCCGCACGGAATTGACGAACAGTGTTAATATCTAAAATCTTCTCAACAGTCATAATTTAATCTCTCTTCTCATTCTCAATACAAGTATTATACTACAGATCGAACCCTGTGTCAAGCGTTTATTTCAAAATAGGGTAAATAAAATCACCGTAGTGGTTGTTGAAATCGATGTCGATCTCTTGAGCAGACTTCTTGTCAACAACAACTCGTTCCCAGTTATCATCGCACATAAAGTTCTCTTTGTTACCAAAACGGTCTTCGACTGGGTTGTAGTAGTAGATGAATGTATCTTGGGTTAGGTTTAAAGAAACAGTTGGATTCATCGTAAATGTACCTCATGGTTAGGGTTATGCCAGAACTCTGACACGTCTGCATAGAGAACGACACACTGGTCGTGCTGATAGTACTTACGCAG